AGTAGTAATAATTCCACCAGATGATTATACCGTCACCGACATAGAAGACAACGAGCCAATCACGACAGTCATATTGGACAATATTCTTGAGGATACGTTTACGACCGGTGTTGACGCTGACGAGGTTGGTGCTGTTCTTGACACGCTCCTCGGCGCGGAACTCACCGACACTCAGTTCGACAATGTCCTAGAAGCCGTGTTCACCGAAGATGTTTCTACGGAAGTATTCACCGAAGCGCTAACAACAATGTTGGATGCAGACATCACCAGCGAACAGTTGACAGCAGTACTGGATTCAGCATTCTCCGAAGATACTTCTCCTGAGAATATGGTTGCGGCTTTGGAATCAATCTTTGATGGTCCAATTAGTTCTGGCGACTTGACAACAGTTATGGACGCAGTGTTTGACGAGGACATTTCCGTTGCGGACACCAAGACAGTGCTTGACGACTTGCTGGAAACAAACCTTAGCCAAGCAGAAGCAAAAGCAGTCTTTGACAACGTGTTTGATGATGACCTTACAGATGCAGAAACCATTGGCCTCATCGTGGATGTTTTGGAAGACGGTCTAACCGCAGACAATTTAGGTGCTGCTCTTGGAGCGGTCTTTGACGAAGAAGTAAGCACCGAGGTTTTGGTTGAAACCTTTACTGCCGTCTTGGGTAATGAATTGGACGCCGAGTCGGTTGGTGTCATCGTGGATGTCTTGGAATCAGACACGATTACGAGCGAGCAGGTTGGACAGGTTGTTACGTTGGTGATTGAACAAGAAGGTGGCATCGAGTCAGGGCAAGCAACCGAACTCGCAACAAGCGCCAAGGTGCTTGAAAGCATTGACGGGTCGCAAGCAACAGAAGTGTTTGCCGCAATCATTGTTGCCGAGGTCTCGCAAGAAGCGGGTGCTGAAATCGCCGAGGCACTCGCTGAAGCACCAGTAGAAGTAAAAGAATCTTTTGAAGAAGAAATAAATGTCTTTGCTGGCGTGTTTGATACCTACACCGCCCTTGGTTCTTCGATAGATGTTGGCACGAGAAGAAGTGTGATTGCTGTAAACTTGGTTACCAGCACGGTCGCTTTGGCTTCTGCGGCTGGCGCAATTCCAACTCCTGGCTCCAATCCCTCTAGCCCTTCTCCAGCCGGCCCAAGGCAGGATGTCGCGGTAAGAAGAGAAGAGGAAGAGCCAGAAGAGGGTGGGGCAATCGAAGGCGAAGGCCCTGACTGGATTAAAGCGATATCTATTTACAAATACACAGATGGAGTAAGAACTATGGATTGGAAGAATTTTACTAAGAAATTCATCTATGGCGTTATGGGTTCGGGTTTCACCTTGGCTGGTGCGGTAGTCATGTACTTCACCCTTTCGGGATTAACTCAACAAATTGCCTTGTGGGGCACGCTAATCGCGTTTGCCTGTGCAATGTATCTACATATGAAAGAGCCAAACGATTAGTAGTTACTTTTATTAGTAGCCTATAATTTAGTACATTTTGTTGTAAAATCAGGTGATGCCTTAAAGGTTTTGGCACTTTTTGAAAAGAGTTGACAATGAATAAATTAGCTTGGGATTATATTGTTCCGGTTGTACTTCCTAAAGACCTTAAAGGTGTTGAGCCAGGGAAGTTGCCTGCAAATCTTTTGAGAGCTGTCCCAGGTGGTGGCAAGATGCACTGGATTGCTGCATCCGCATGGAGCGCAATGGTTGAGAAAGCAAAAGCTGCAGGAATTGAACTAAAACCGACTTCCAGCGGCGACACATATCGCGATTACGAGTCGCAAAAAAGAGGATTTCTTAGTCGCTACCAACTAGAGCCAACAGGAACAAATTCAACCAAAACCTTTGAAGGAAAAACTTGGCATCTTAAAAAGGGTATGGCGATGTTGGCCACACCTGGTAAATCGCAGCATAATCTCGGTTTGGCCGTTGACGTTCATTCAGCATCAGAGCCAAAACGCCTCAACTGGCTTATTGCAAATGTCAAAGAGTTTGGTTTCTCTTGGGAAGTTGTTCCAAGCGAGCCATGGCATCTTCGATATGTAAGTGGCGACAATATCCCTGCATCAGTTAAAGCATGGATGGACGCTAACGGCGTAACTGCTCCGGCAGGTGGAGCGCCAGTCGCTGCGCCAGCAGCAGCTCCAGCATCAGATGGAAGCGGTATCAAGGAGTTACAGGAAACCCTTAAGGCTAAGGGTTTTTATAAGGGTGAAATAAATGGCCAGAAAGACGCTGCAACTGATGCGGCAATCAAAGCATTTAAAGTTGCAAACAAGCTCGCAGCGGACTCTGTGGCTGGTCCAAAAGTAATAGAACTGCTCGGACTGAAGTAGCCATGACTGAAATCATCGTCGCCATGGTTGGTGTTATTGGGCTTATAGCTGTAGCTCTAATTGAGAAAGACCGCCGTTCTTCTAAAATAATGTGGGAAGAAAACAAAACAGACCACAACTACGTAGTGGAAAAAATTGAGACTCTTGGCAAGAGCCTTGGGCGCTCAATAGATAGAACAAACAAATCAGTTGAGCGTATTGAGGACAAGCTTGATACACATATTCGTGACCATGTGGTTGGAGACGTCTAATGTCAAGCAAAAAGCCAGCAAAACGAAATATATCAAATTCTTCTCCATCTGTTGAAAAAATAGACAATGGGTTTAATGTTCGCTATGTCGGTTCTAAAGGATTTCCTCACGTGTGTCCAATTTGCAAAAGCGAAAGAGGTAAAGGAATGGTCCGCGAATACAAGACTGTTTTGTATTGCGGAACTGGTTGCGTTATGAAACACAAAAGACTTACAGAGGTTGAATCAACATGAAGAAAGATTTGTTTGTAAATGTCCTTCTTAGAATTCTTGCTACTTTTGCAGCATCTGGTCTTGGCGTTATCGGCGCAGGAACGATTGCTGGTGTTCCAGTACTCAAGGCTGTCTTCATGGCTGGAATTGCAGGGGTTGCAGTAGTTGTAGAAGGCTTGTCACGAGCATTTCTTGAGGATGGAAAACTTTCAAGTTCTGAAATCAACGATGTCTTTAACAAGGTTGACAAGAAAGCACCTGCAAAGGCAAAGGCAAATGAAGCGGTTTAGTCTTGTTCTCATATCTGCACTTGCTCTTGCTTCTTGTGGTTATGACGGAGAGTATCGCTATGCATGTCAAGACCCTGAGAATTGGGGCAAGACAGAATGCGAGCCACCAGCATGCAAGGTAGATGGCGCGTGCACAGAAACGCTGCTTGGATGGGACCCGAGCGAAACAACAGTAGAAACAGTTCCAACACAGGAGACAATCGCACCATGAGACCACGTTTAACCCCAGCAGAATTAGATGCACGACTTAAATTCGTCATCGGTTGCATGCTTGGATTCGTTCTCCTCATCACCACTGTCGGAGTACTCTGGGCACTCGTGTTCGTAACACAGCCAATCGGCGCACAAGCAGAGAACGACAAGATGTTCTTTGGCGTTCTGTCAAGTGTTGCTACGTTCATTACAGGAACACTCGCAGGGCTTATGATATCTACTGGAAGAAACCCTGAAGATAAAAACAATAACGGAATACCGGACAACGAGGAATGATATGAGCGGACAAACCTGGGGTGAATTTAAAGGAAAGATTAATGGTTTTCGGTTTGAAAATTCCGAACAAAAACGTCTTGGGCCAAGTATTGGCAGAGCAGCAACTGGTTCGCAATCAGAAATTGACAGAGACTCAGATGGTGTTGTCTTGGATGGTACGCCAGATGAAAAACCCGCCCCAAAGAAACCTGTCAGTAAAGAAAGCACGAGCGGATACAAGCCCGGCTACATTCTTGAAGATGCTGATGGTCAACTACAGCAATACGATGGTCAGCCCCCTAAGGATAAACCATATATCCGAGAACAGATGAACGGACAATTACAGGCATTTAATGCACCGTCAAAGAAACCCGTTAATAATAAACCGCCAGACAGATACCCGAATCCTCCCAAAAAGCCTGTGACCAACACGGATGACGATTATGACGGCATGATTAATGATGGAACGTCAGAAGAAAGACGTGCGCCTTACAAGAAACAAAGCAATGCCGAGTATGAAAAGGCTAGAAGAAGATTTGTTCGTGCAGAACTTGCGCGTCAGGGAATAAAAAGAAACGCACGAGTTCAAGACAGAAGCAAAGAAGAGCGTGACGCCCGCGCGAAAGCACGAGCAGCTTTTGATAAAGCAACTGTTAGAGCGGGAGCTGAAGCACAGGCTGGAATCGGAAGAGCAAATAGCGATGCTGCGCGAGACAGAAGACTTCAGGCCGAAAGCGACAGACTCACTGGTCAAGCAGCGCGTACTTCTGCGGCTGACAGAAAACCAGCAGACAGATATCCGAATCCTGACAAAAAGTACCCGCCAGGCCAGAAGCCTTCGGCTCCAAAACCTGCTGACAAGAAGCCTGCTGACAGGTATCCGAATCCAACGCGCCCAGACAGAAAACCAGCGGACAGATATCCGAATCCTGAAAAGAAGTATCCACCAGGTCAGAAACCTTCAGCGCAAAAGCCAGCTGACAGAAAGCCGGCTGACAGATATCCAAATCCACCAAAGAAATATCCACCAGGCCAAAAACCGTAAAAACAATTAAAGATTGATTGGGGAGGATTTGTGCCAGAACTAAATGCCAATACGCCTCCGGCAATGACGAATATCATTATGATGTTCAGATAATGGATGAAAAATGACTAACGAAACATGGGGAACATACCAGGGCAAGATTCTTGGTTTCCGTTTTGAAACAAAGGCTGATGAAGAGGGCGGTTCATGCCCTAAGGCAACTCAGGATATTGCAGTCAATCTTAGAAACCGCGGCAAAGCAATCAAGACGGCAATGTATGGTCCGTTAAATCCAGCGGAGCCAAATGCTGACTACTGGAAGAAACTTGCTAACGAGTGGAATGTTGACTCCGCTTCGGCGAAGAAACAACTGTGCGGAAACTGTTCGCTTTTTATTAAAACCCCATCCATGATGGCATGTATCGAGGGTGGCGTTACTGGCGGCGAGAGAAAAGACGAGTGGGAAGCAATTGACGGTGCCGGCCAACTCGGTTACTGCGAAGCGTTTGATTTTAAATGTGCATCAAAAAGAACTTGTCGTGCATGGGTCACTGGTGGACCGATTACAAAAGAAAAATAATGAGAGTATGGATTGACCAAGACTTATGTACTGGAGATGGACTATGCGCAGAGATAGCACCCGATGTGTTTACGATGATGCCAGACGGTTTGGCATACGTACGGGAAGGGGACAAAATATTTGCCTCCTCTGTGGGAAACCCCGAAGGCGCAAACGGTTTAGCCTCTTTCGCAGACGACCGCCTTGGTGACGTTATTGAAGCAGCCGAAGAGTGCCCTGGTGAGTGCATTTTTATTGAGCCTTAGCGGCCGAGTCGTTCCCTCTCAAAATTAACCCATTCTTGTCTGGCAGTACTACCGTAGTATTCATAGTCATTAACTGACTTCATAACAAATTTGTGCGCACACAGGGCCACGACTGCTGAGATAATTAGAAAAATAAACATAAAGACATTATTGCACTTAATCTCTTATTGAGATATTAAGTTTGTTATGTATCTTCAAAATAAATAATAGCAATCTTTAAACTAGATACATAAAGCCAATGACATTCACCCATAAACTTGGCTCAATTGAGATAAAATCTACTTATCATGGGTTGCTGTCCGAGAACACCTCTTTATTCTACTTTTGACCCTGATAGCAATCTTCGTCGAATCAAAGAAAAAATTCAGAACAAGTTAGATTTGGCTGAACAGAATAAAATAATTGACCTTTCGGTTGAGCAAAGCTTTATTTCTCAGGATTCACTCATCGACGGATTATCTGATTTAAATACATCTCCGCCCAGTGAATATGCCGATGAAAGCCAGGATGCGGCCAGCAGTGGGTAGGCCCATTTAAATTATTACCAATTTTGTGATAATCATATGCATAATCAAATGTTTCTAAATGTTCAAATTCATCATGACATTTAAAATCTTCGTAATTTTTCATCTTGTAAATACTTTTTAATTCTTTTTCGTTTTTTGCGTCAACCATGTATTCGTACTTTGGCGACCATTGCGTTCTTGTGATATCGGGTATATAACATTCAAAATTGTCAACTAAAAATTGTTCCATTTCTATTGTCAAATTTGTCGTCCAAGTACTCCAAAACAATTTCACCCCAGACATCAAACAAAATGTTTCTAAAAGTTTTATATATTCAAGGTTCGCAAAATAAGCTTGCTCTAAAGGAATAATTTCACTGTAATCATATGGTGCCTGAGCTTTTACTTTAAATTTTTCCCTGTTTAAATGGTAGTCATACATGTGAGTTGCTTCTGAATCTATGAACCAAAATCTTTCTAAGTTCGGAAAGTTAGCGACAACATATTTTGGCAAAATGTCGTGAATGTTCACTATTGAAAAGAAAGCTGAAATGCACTTCATGGCGCTACCGCCGCTGTAGGAAATATTTCCATAAGAAAATTTTCTTCCTAAATTGCCCAATTTTTCTGTTAGAAGCGCCGGCCAAGTCTGTTCAACTGGCAATCCTTGACCAAGAGTTATTGAACATCCGAGCGTTATGATTTCTGAATTGAGCGAAAACTCTGCCGAGCGAAACCCATCACTGTTGTAAACATAGCTATATTCTGGTCTTGGTATTTCTGACCACGGGAAAAAAATTGGCATTTCGCAAGACCAGTCACGGTCTGGATTGGTTCTGTCAAAACCAATAGTTCTGTATCCATTGTCGATAAATGGAAGAGCAGCGTATGGCCTTTTGTTGAATATTGAGTAAAGCATGGCTAGTAAACGATTTTACTTTTTTTTACTTTTCTGTAGCGAATTTTAAGTTTAAACCAGAGCTTTACCATTCTCCATGTCTTTTTCATGGTCTGATATTAGTTCCTTTACCTGCTTGGATTTGGATGTATCTTTGTATTGGCGTTTATTTTTAAGCACAAGAGGTGATTTTGAATGAGGTGGAAATCTTTCAGGGCTGTTTTGGGGACAATTGCTTTATTTCCTTTTGTTGTTTGTTCAGTATTTAGCATGTATAGAAAAGCAAAAAATGATTTAGTTCCACCAAATCGAGACATGTGGGAGTAGTATTTCACCACAGCAAATTGGAGAAATTATGTCAGACCAAAGGTTTTTTTATTCGGCAAAAGTCCTAAACGTAGTTGATGGCGATACTTTTGATTGCATGGTGGATTTAGGTTTTAGTGTTCACTTAAAAGCCCGAGTTCGTCTTTATGGACTAAACACCCCAGAGTCAAGAACAAAAGACCTTAAAGAAAAAGAGCTTGGCCTAAAAGCTAAAGCTTTTACGGTTGATTGGCTTACAAGGCATCCAGTTGTATACATCCGGACAGTGGTGGACAAAGCAGAAAAGTATGGTCGAATCCTGGCCGACGTGTACTCGTCCCCTGATATCAATGACGAAAAAACAGCAAAGCTAAATACAGATATGATTGAAGCCGGACACGCTAGGCCATATTTCGGTGTTGGAGATAAGACCTGGGATGAATTTAAAACCAAGTAAACGATTTAGTTTTTGGTTTTTTTAGCTGGCTGCCCCTAATTAGATATTCACCGTATATCACAAAAAGACTTTTTACGGGCAGAAATGTTTTTGATGTAGACTTTGTTTAACACCTGCCTGTCAAGGGGATGAACCAGTTTTTGTAAATTTATCCAATCTGTTAGTATTCCTGTATGGAATCTGAATTAGTGTGGCATAACGATGGCCACAAAATTAGCCTTCGTCTTGAAAAAAACCTTGTTGTAGTTGATTCTGTATTCTGTCCCCATATTGAATCTGATAACAAACCTTGCCATTTGACAAAAGATGGATGTGTTGTGGTTTGGTTCATAAATCTGTATGGCCTGGAGTGCAATGTTGGGGTTTCTCCAGCTAAACCAGAACTTGAAATTGCTTGGACTTTTATAGGCGAACCCGAAGACGGTATCGCTGCTGGTCAGGTTTGGGTAATCCCGGTCGAAGACGAGTTTTTTCAGGCCTGGTCTCTCATACAATCCTAGAACGGGTCACTAGATTCTTCATCGCCTTGTTTTATGGCTTTTTCGGCTGTCTTGATTGCATTTAAAACATGGATGATATCACTGTGATTTACGAGTCTTTTTTCGTCTATTTTGTAAACGTTACGACCCTTGACTTTTGTCTTTGCTAAGAGACCATTATCAATAAGGATTTTGATGGATTTTTGCACCGCGGCTTCCGATATACCTAAATAAATAGAAAGGGCTCTCTGGGTCATTTCTGGTTGCTCTGTGAGCACTATGAGTACCCGAGCGGGCGCGTTCAGTAGTGAAAGCTCTTCTGGCTTCCCATAGAACGCCTTACTATTCGTTTGGATGGTTTTAAGAACCCTGGTTGCAATCTCGTGGGCTGATGAGGTTTTATCGGAAATAACGACCGCCAAGGACGATATTAGTTCGTTGTCGGCTAGTTTTCTTTTGTTCATTTTTCTCCCAGGGGGGATACCTTTGCAAATGACATATGTGTGATTTAATATACATCATGCAGGTAACACCTAAGACACATGTGCCAATTGAGCCTGCAAAAACCACCAATAGGAGGTAAGTAATGCTGAAAGATAAGTTGCTTAATTTGTCCCCCAGAAACAAGTGTGCTGTTGGCGCAATTGTTTCCAAAATGGACAAAGAAACCAAAGAAGCTTTTTGTCAAGTCATGGAGGGCGAGGTTGGCGACAAAACAATCGCTGACGTGCTTTCCAGTGAAGGTTTTTCAATCTCCCGCGAAGCAATCAAGAATCGCCGACGATGCTTCCGTTCAGAGGCTGGCACAGAAGCCTGTGAATGCCAGAAAACAGGAAAGTTCTAATGACACGCCCACCAACAAAAGAACTCGCTAAGAAGCTTGGTACATTGGCAGCAAAGCCAGAAAAAGAACGTGACCGTGCATCCTTTTTGAATTCTATGGCCAAAATCATGGAGTCCAAAGGCATCAGTATGGATGACATTGGTCAAATTAAAAAAGTATCTTCTTATCAGACAATTACTAAAAACGAAGAAGGTGAAGCTGAGATTCACGACCTTTGGGCATTGCAATTTAGCCCAGCTTTTGAAACTGGTCCTCAGTGGCCAGTCATCACCCCCGGCCCATCGGTCAATATGCCCAAGTCAACGGTTAAAAAGAAAACCAATCATGGCTACAAGACCTGTGTAATCGTCCCAGATATCCAATTTGGCTATTACCGTGAAGACAATTTTCAGTTAGTACCCACCCATGATGAGCGTGCTATCAGTATCTGTCTTCAAGTGATAGCAGATTTGCAGCCAGAATTAGTGGTTTGCGTAGGTGATAACTTAGATTTTCCCGAATTTGGGAAGTATCGCCTGAGCCCAGCTTTTCAGGGGACAACACAAGCATCAATAAACAGGGCAACAGTGTTCAGCGCAGAGATGAGAACCGCAGCACCACACGCAAAAATCGTTTGGCTGGCAGGAAACCATGAAGAAAGACTTCCAAACTACATTCTGGACAACGCCAAAGCGGCATTCGGGCTCCGAAAAGGAGACACCCCACAGTCTTGGCCAGTTATGTCAGTTCCAAGTTTGTGTCGTTTTGACGAATATGGCATTCAATACGAGCCAGGCTACCCTGCTGGAAACTTTTGGATTAATGAAAAGCTCAGAGTGGTTCACGGACATAAAGTAAAGTCCAATGGGTCCACCGCCCACATGTACCTGAGTTCAGAAAAGACCTCAGTTATCTACGGACACATCCACCGTATCGAAGTAGCGTTCAAAACTCGCAGAGATTACGACGGTGCGCGAACAATCATGGCCGCATCTCCAGGCTGTCTTGCCCGAATCGACGGAGCCGTACCATCCACAATTGGCGGATTAGACCTTGACGGACGACCACTAACAGTAGTGGAAAACTGGCAACAAGGACTCGGAGTGGTCACATACGAAGACAAAGGAGACCACAAGTTCTCCTACGAAACCATGCCAATCTATAACGGTTGGGGAATCTTCAGAGGAACAGAGTACAACGCCAGGAAGTAAAGAGGCGGCTATTTAAAACAATCCACGATTTCTGAATCCCGGTCAGTCAGAAATCTCCATAAGAGACAAAAGCTCTAGGAGAGAAGAGAGACATGACAACAATAGTGGGGATACAAGGAGATGGATTTTCTGTACTGTGTACAGATTCCAGAATATCGACAATAGACGAAGCGGGTAACTCCAACCCGATGTCCACATTGGGTTCAGGTATGTCCAAAATAGCCCAAAACGGACCATACCTAATCGGAGCAGCTGGAGACGTAAGGGCAATAAACCTACTCCAACACGTATTCGTTCCACCAACCCCACAAACAAACCTAAAAGGCAAAAAACTAGACGCCTTCATAACAGCCAAATTTATACCCGCAATCAGAGAATGCTTCGAAAAACAAGGCTACGGGTCAAGCGAAGCAGGGAAAGCCCCAGCAGGACACGACTCCCTGATAATCATCTCAATCCACTCAACAATTTACGTGATAGATGGCGACTACTCGTGGATAACCGACGCGACAGGCTTCTACTGTATAGGTTCAGGAGCAGGATACGCCCTAGGAGCATTACACGTCCTAAGCCCAAAACGAAAACCAGCCCTATCAACATCAAAAGCATTAGCAATAAAAGCAATCTCAGCTGCTGCCAAATATGACTCCAATACAGGAGCTCCATACCACACGTTCATACAAGAACAACCAGCAAAAAAAGTATCACCCAAAAAAGCATTACCGAAACAAACACAAAAAAGAATCAAGTAAAAAATGACTGAACCAGAAACACCATACCAACCAAACGAAACCGATATACAAACAAACGGATGGTTACAGTATGCCAACTGTAAAGGCCAGACATACAAGATGTTTCCCAAAGCCCATAAGGACATCAGCTACATACCAGAAGCAAGAGCCCTATGCGAAAAATGCCCAGTCAAAAAACACTGCCTAGAATACGCACTCCAATTCCCAGTAGCAGACATGCACGGAATATGGGCTGGCATGACATCACGACAACTCCAAACAGAACAAAAAAGACGAGGAGTAGGACCAACCAGACCTACACTCTCACAAATGTGGGGAGACTAAATGCGGTGGATACCAGACAAAACCTTCACAATCCTCGTCCGATTAATAAAGAAACAATACGCCCTCTACACAGAACTAAAGTTAAGAGGCCAACAAGTATACGAGCACGGACTATACGGAAGACTTCGCTATTGGCTACATGGAACATTCAGCCGTATAGAGAAAACCGAAAGACGGATGTTTAGAAAACAATCCAAACGCAGATGGGGAAAATAACCCCTAAAATCCGCGAACGCCACATTCTGAACAAAATTTCATATTTTGTAGTTGCTGCCATTCTGGTTTGCAGTCTGTTCGTCCGCAGGGTTGGGTTATTTTTTGGCCGGTGGCCCAGGCTCTTATTTGGTCAGCGGTTGTTGGCAGTGGGGCGGCTGGTTCTGGAGCTGGGGGTAGTCCTTTATTTTCTCTGATGGAGATTAGGAGCTGGCTTGTGGCCCATTCGTTTATTGAGCTGTTTATTGACGCGCAGTATTCGAGTATCTGATTTTTTAGCCAGCCGGGGATTGTTAATACTATGTTGTATTTTCCGTCTGGTAGTTCAGCTTTTTGGGGTTCCTTGGGCATCGCGTTTGACGAGGGTTAGGAGGTATTCAGTGATGGTCATGTCGTAGCCGTCTGCTAGTTCTGTGACTAGGTTTTTTGTTTCGGACGGTATTTTGATTGTGATTGTGGAGTGTCGACCGGTTGCTTGTTTTGTTGGTCTTCCCATTCGAGCCATGGGGGGAACTTTATCAGAGTTTTTTATTTTGGTGTGAAGGTTTGTTTTGTCCAGTGTTTCACATTTTTTTCGTATGCTTCTAGGAAGAATGTTCGGTCACCGTTTGTGATAGTGCCGATTGAGTTTATTCCTCCCATGTCGTTTATGGTTTGTTTTAGTACTGGGTGTATTTCTGTTTGGGAGGCAGTTCCGTTGGATACGGTTTTGGAGAGGCCTTGTACTTTTGCCCAGGCTTCGTGTGGTTCTGGTGGGTGAACTATTTTTTGTTGGATTGTTAAAGCGATGATTCTGAGTTGGGCCGGTTTTGGCATGTAGGTTTCTGTTAGCGCTATTTCGGTAATTGCCTGTTTAGCTGCTTCTGGGGTGATGTCTTTTAGCATTTGTTCCCAGTTTGAGATTACTTGTTTTGCGAGTGTTTCTGTTGATGGGAGTCGGTCGTTGTAGTGGCCGTAAATTCTGTTTACGATTTCTCTGGTTTCTTGTTGGTTCATTGTACCCACCCGTTTTTTTGTGCTTCTTTTAGTTGTTTGATGAATTTGTTGATTCGCCATTCTTCGCGGAGGATGATTTCGAGGCTGTTATATTTTTTGCCGGCTGGGTTGTCTCCCATGTGCCATTCGCTGAATTTGATTCCCTCTATGGCTTCTAGGCATCGTTGGAGGCCGTATTGGTGTATTCCTCGGCGGATGTCTTTTTCGCGGTTTTCTGTGAGCTCTGGGGCTCTTCCTGTGCCGGTCCAGTGGTGGTTTACCCAGTGTTGGAATACTTGTTCAATTTCGTCTGAATTTATCTGGTTTAGCGTTTGGGCGTTTTCTTGGTCGTAGCGTTTTTTTTGGGTTGGGGCTCGACGTTTCATGTCTTTTGAGTATAGGTGTTTCGGGTTGTTTAGGCAAGTTTTGTTTTTCGTGGATTGTTTGTTCGCGCCGCTTTTGGGTGGTGTCCACGTTTCGTGTTCTGGATATTTTGGTTTTCTCGCTCGCTAGCGTGCGCGGCTTCGCCGTGCTGCTAGTGACGCAATCTGTGTGTCGATGGATTAGGAATTATTAACCCCCCCACACTTTTCCAGGTTTCTGGATGGTGGCCGTAGCTTTCAAGCCGACACCATTTTTGTTTTTAATATAAAACGTTTCAACGTCCCGTTTAGCTGTTTTGAGCTGTTTGACAATTGGGACCGATACCCGTTTCCGGTCACGTATCGCATTCCTGGCCTACTGTCATAACATCCAGGGTCTAGCGCTTGGGTGCCCCCTTCTCCGGAGGACTTGATTAAGTTGTTGACGAAGTATATACATGTCTTCCACCACCGTCACAACAAGACCAGAAAAAAACTTTAGCCCCGTTTATATTAATTCTCATTCTTATAGGCTAATATTCTAATGGCGTCAATGGGTTCCCCCTTCTCCCCAGAAGACGCCAGGTGGGGTTGAGCCGCAATGGTTTAGTGTAGGTAACCATGTGCGGCTCCCCCACTGTTTTTAAATCAAATCAAGAAGAAACTGTTCTTTGTCCCACATGATGCCAATAGCTGAATAGCCGGCAATGTCAAGCACGGTGTCTTTAATCGGTTCGTTCGAAGCTGCCAAGCTGCTGGCGGCCAGATTCTCTAATCGCGCAATCTTGTCATGGACCCTAATCAGTAAACCGTCCCGCCCGAACTTGGCTATGTTGTGATGCCCATAGTCCCGTTGCTTTTTAACCAGGGTTGAGCTGAGCTCTTCGTGTGAAACACTATGGCCGGCAGAAAGGCCCCAGGTTAAAGCTTTTGCTCCCAGGACAAGCCAGTCTTCAGCGGCTGATGAACCCGGTTTGTTGAAGAAGTTCGTAGACATGTCTTCAAACCAGTCCCGAATGTCGTTGATGCTCGAGGTGATTTGTTCGCTTAAAACAAATATTTCTTTCGACGCCTGATACGACGCGTCATTCCAATTTGTGTATTCAGTGTTTGAAAAACTGTTTATTGTTTCATTTAGTGAAGGCATACAACATGTCTACCACACGTCTTCCGCCACCGTCAATTGTTTAGGATGCTCTGGACAAGTCTTTCACTTTTGTTTCCTGCATTTCCGCAGCTGTCGAATGTTTGTACGAGCATGTTGGTGGCGCAGAGAGACCAACATATGTGGTTAACGTGTTCTCGCAGCGCGGACAAATCCAGTGACGCGTCTTTTCGGCTCGTGATTCTTTCATAATTATATAGTTAATCACAAACAGGCCAAAACGAGGAGCACAACCAATACGGTTGCAAAACTGATTACTTCGTTCACCACGACCTCCAGCTCTGGCCCCACCTTGGTGATGTTGACCTAAGGTATTTAGTAAATCGCGGAAATCTTTTTTCAGTGAGCTCTGGGATGACTATGTGCACCAACACATCAATCAGCCGCATAAATCTGCAGGGGGACCCAAGACGAGTCCTGGAGACAGGTTTAGTTGCCGGCAATGACTTTAACGTTTCGCGGAGCGACATATCTTTAGTCAGAATCACTTTCAAAATCCTTTCTAAGGTCGCGCATAACTCCAAGAATCATTGTCTTCATTGCTTCTTTTTTCTCTGGTGTGGAATCTTCATAGAGTGCATGCATGAGCTTCATGAAAACCGTGGCGCCCATCATCACGAATTCTTCAAGCGTGTTTCCTTCTCTCTTAACCATTTCGGAAATTGCTTTGCTATCTCCAGCTGCAAGTACTTGGCGCTCTTCCCATGTAAGTGCGTCAATTGGTAGAACCATGACGTCTTCAGTGACCGGGAATCCTCGTTTTTCAAGGTCGTCCCATATATAAAGTGAGCCAATTGGTCTGCCTTCTTCATGTTCTGAATTATTCATTACTTCTCCTCGTTGTGTTTAAAATATTACCTAATTGATTAATCAATAACAACTCTTCCACCACCGTCAACTTACGGAGGTCTCATCGAGCAGGCCGAAACTGGCAAACAGCTCACTGACGTCGGTCAGAGTTGCTTCTTCGAATTCTCGCGAGTCGCGGTCGACAAAAGCTGCGATTACCGCCTTGGTGGCCCGTTCAGTCCACACCGACTTACGACTTCCATGCATTCTGCTCATCAGCCGAATAGATGCGCATCCTGGCATGATTGCATTCCTCCAATTAAGAGCGCAGTCAATGAAATTGCGCGGGCTCAGCTTTCTCCCGACTCTTTTTTCCAAACAGCCAATACATAGAAAGCCGTCAACATTGCCGGCCTTTTTCCAACATGAGTTGGTAACCATGTAGTACTCACCGATTTCGGCGGTGTCTACTCCGCAGTCATGGCAATCAAAGTTGACTAGGCCTTCGCAGTCTTCGCAAAGCTCATCTTCTGTGTCGGGCTTGCGTACTTTTTTCATATTTGTCCCCCTACTTCTCTTCGTAAATTTCTTGCGCTTTTGCGACAATCGCATCCCAATATTTAGTGTCCTCCAGAGGGCGGTCCACCAAAGTGAGGAATGCAGAATCTGTAAGTTTTTTTACTGCAAGGTCAATGTATTGTTTTTGAACTTTTTCGTCAACAGCATCCCAGCGAGAAATTGTTTTACGCTCTTCTGCTTCAGTCTCAACCCATACATCATGTGTTTGAAAATTGGCGCGCTTGTTCTCTCCTGTATGGTCTGCCGGGTCCTCAACTTGCACCAGACAGGCCACAGCAAGAGCGTCAAGCTCAGCAGCTGTAAGAGGGTTTTGTGTTACGAACCCAACTTTGATTTGATACTGCATCATTACAAGTCGCCTTGCAGGTCATCTTCTCTAATATCAATTGTCACTTCTTCCATATCGCCCAACTCAACATCGGAAAAAGAATCGCTGATGAAATCAGCATTCTCGTTCAGCCAGATGCCTTTGTCGTCAATATCAAGGTCGTCCCAATTGGATGGCAGTTCCGCATGAAGGTTGTAAGTGATGTAACGGTCAACACTGTGTTCACGTGTTTCGCGATTTGTAACGTTATAAATAGTCATTTAGGTACCCCCATGTAGTAGTTGATAATTTGCGGTAAGTGTGTTGATTTGTTAAGAACCGATTGTGGAACGAGGCCGTCATTCATAATCATGTCTTCTTCAACAGTGATTTCAGAATCTTGAACAAGAAAACATTCATCCACACGAATAACACGGTCAGTCTCTGGGTGAATAATGTACATTTAAATAACCTTTCTTGCAATTTGGATTTCAATTTTTGACATCAAGTCGTCAATCTCTGGAAATCGCTCTTGAAGCGCTCCGCGATTGTTGTAGAAAAAATCCATTGCCATTGTTTCAACAATTTCTTCAGCATCCAATTCATCAGGAATTGTCAAAGTCATGTGGATAGTTTTAGGCATTAGATATCCCCTTTCAAGGCAAATTGTGGAATCAATGCTGTATATCCCCTATTGGGGTCTTCGTTATCAGTGTGCACAGCATCAATAAATCGCAGACTGCACGAGCTGTCCCACCATTCCAAAATCTTTTCAAACATTTCTTCAGGTGTTCCGCGAAAAGATTCTTCTCCATTTTCCCCGGCATAGTTCTTTTCAAACCGCGAGGCCACTTCTGTATCCATGGACAAATAGATTTTGTGGCACGAATCCCAAGAGATGAGCAAAGCTTCTTTAAGAGCTTTTTCAACATCGTCCCAATAGGTGTTAACAGTTTTCATACAAATACTCCTTGAATAATTATTTTTTGTTTGTGATTAAACGGTGATTTTGATAAACACGGTCAAAGACCGATTTCGCTCCACACTTTGTACAGCGGTAATGGCCTGCAGGTGCAAGACACTTCCAAAAGTGTTTACTTTCTTCACATACCTTCTTCATACAAATACTCCCTCTACTTATGTATGGGGTGCACGCTACACCCCATAAGCAAGTTTGTCAAGGCTTTATAATTTTAATTCGGTGTTGTTCTACCCATTGCTCGCCAGTGCCATCGGCCGGCTTGACCAATACATCTACGTGGCCGAAACGGGCCCTAATGTCCTGAATAACAACATTGATGGTCATCTTTTCAACGTCCATCAAGGCCATCATCCCTTTTGTGAACGGCTTCTTCTTGGTTGCTTGCTCCATAGTGAGTTCCATGATTCTCCTTTCGTAGTGCACTGTACAAGCTGTAAAGAGCAGTTGACAACCTGGGCCGGCACGCATTTGTCCTGGTTCGACGGCATCATCCGCCACCGTCGCGATAAAACGACCCGAAGCCCCGCGGCCGAACTAGCGGGACAAAAGTCCCGTGCTCTTACGCGCCGCCTGGATGCAGCTGCATGATTCGGCCGGCAGCTACGTACTTCCGCCATAAAAAACATATTTGTATTAGCCTCTTGACTATGAAAACAACAGACAAATGGGAACGCAATATTGAAGCTTTGAGAAAGTTTGTGGCTGAAAATGGGCACGCACGAGTACCGGCAACAGCAAAGATTGAGTTGAATGGGGTCTATATAGCAATCGGTTCTTGGGTTAGCTATCTGCGTGTGAAGTACAAAAGTGGGACTCTAAACCCAAACAAGAAAGCTCAGTTGGAGACGTTCCCGATGTGGACTTGGGGGCCGTGTAAGCCGGGTCCGGTTGGCGACGAAGCTCGAGATAACGCGATGCTACAGTCCCGCGAACAGGGCAGAAGCCTTCAAGCTATAGCCGATGAGTACGGATTGTCGAGGCAGCGCGTACACCAGATTCTTGGTCGAATAGCAAGCAAGACAAAGCAACTTGTCTAATCAACAAAAGTCTGCAGCGTATTTGATTTTTGCCGGCCTGATGGGCTGGCTCTTTGCAAGCACTATTTACGCCGTGAACTTTTGGGCGGGGCTGTTGGTCTTGAGATACTACGAAGTGATAGATGACATCATTCCGTATCAGGGTTGTTTTGTTTTAGCCGCGCTAATAAACCTTACATTGGTTTACGACAGAGCTATCAGACTAAAAAAATAGTCTTACGAATCTTCGTATCTTTTCTCGTTGGTCGTCATACGCCACCGTCAATAATTTTGGAAGGCGGGGTTTCCATTTTCAGAACCATCTCGGCCATCACCCATTGAATTGTGTCAGGGTGTGTTCCGGCAAGAACTTCTCGCATCTGAGATTTTAGTTCTTCAATTTCTTTTTCAGTCATTACCTTCTCCTTGTCTGTTTATGTCTTCTTCTATTGTTTGCCCTGTCGTGCTCTCTGAGCGTGTATTTGATGAGCAACCAAATAATTGTCCACGACACGATTGCGAACAGCAAGAACTTTGCGTCTTCGGTCATTGTTTCCCTTTCCTTGATGACGGGCTGACAAGCTCGGGGGTGATGCCTGCCAACCCGTCAAAGCCTACTTCAAATACAGAACTTTGGAAGTTCTTGAATGATAAACATACCCAAGATGATATGGAACGATACTCGTAACTTTTTCACGACGCTGGAGTGCTTTCAACATTTCAATAGCGTCGTCGGCTGTTGGTACAACATAGATGCCATTTTTTTTACAGATGTTGATACATTCCATTTCAAGCCCAGCACCTTGGCAATCGTTTTTCCCAGTAACCCCACCATCAGAAACCCAAATAATTGGTTCTTTGAGATTTTTCCTTTGAGAGACTGCCCACAGCAAAGCCGGGCCATCTACTCCGTTGCCACCATTAGGGCTTGGCAACTGTTCAATCATTCTCCCATTTTTGCCAATTACATACAGATTTGGTTTGACATTAGAGCCACCAGAATACTGAGCCACAAGCGCATTGGGAGAACTCAACAACATTTCTCTTACCTGTTCAGCAGCAAGAGACATTGAGCCACTTCTGTCAATCAGAAGAATACCCCCACTACCTTTTGTTACTCGGTCAAAGATGCGTCTTTGTGGGTCGGTGTAAAGACGAGAAATACGGCGTGGACTTTTCCCAAATTGAGAAGGACTTCTTTTTTTACTAATTGAGCCATAAACATTTTTTGTAAGCATTGGGGTTGAAACTTTGAGTTCTTCCCATTGGTTTTTCGCTGCTTTTTTGGGGGCTGACCATTCAATTTCTTCTTTGGCCATTCGCAACTCATTACCTTTTCGGCCTTGGCGGGATTTACCAAGCATTTTTTGCCATTCGTTTTGTTGGTCAGGATTTGAATTTTCGGCGTCAGCACCTTCTTCAAAGGCGTCAGCAACTTCTTCAATCCACTTGGCCAACATTTCTGTATAACCGAACCCGTGCCTATCTGGTCGTGGGGAAGTAGAGACATACGCAGAAGCGATATCTTCGTTCAAACGCTCGTCAAAGTATTCCTTTGAAGCCACGGAAATTTCTTTTACTGGTTTTGCCCATTCGGGTTTGAGATTTGAAATTTCTTCAACAAAGCTGTCAAATTCGGCAGTTCGTGAGTATTTGACAGAATTGAGAAGGGCATCTTTCATAGTTCCAACCTGAGCAATACGAGTTGCTACAAACTTTCCAGTTCCGTTTTGGATAAATTTTTCCGGCTCAAACCCAAGAAAGTTCAGATACGAATGAACACGGAGTTCTTCGCAGGCCACAAGAGCGTTAGAAGAAGCGTAACCTCTTGGTATCCAAACTTTCTCCATTTCTTTTTCGCTCGGAGAAATTTTGGCGTGAACCATTTCGTGAGCCTGAATATGTCTTGTGGTTTCGTCGTTGCCGATTGGCACAGACAAGATGCGACTGTCTACAACAGCGAAAGGTTGGCCTGAATAAACAGACCAATTCCCTTTCTCAACATCTTCTCTAGTGAGCATCTCGGGTTCGGGGACAAGAAATTTAGAAGTGCTGACACTCACTTCTGCGCTTGAATTACTTCCTGAATAGATATCCATCAGGAAGCCTTTTTTGATGTTTCAATTTTCAATGCGTCCAAGATTGACTTGGCACGGTTCTGAAATACGATTTCAGCCGCATATTTCGCACCAACAGAACTTCGCAGTTTGTCAAAGGCATACCAAGAGCGCAACGAAACTCTCCTGACCCCAGCATCACACATTTGTTTTGCTGGTTCGCGCAAATCTTCGCTCAAACGCAGGAGAGCGTTTGGGTGTGGTTCGTCAATACGGATACAGACGGGGAAACGGTCTTTCAGTGCGATAGGGAGTTCTTCCATCTGCTCAATGTTCGTTGTCATAACAACGCTGAAACCTTTCAGGGGAACAACTTGTTCCTGCGTTTCAGGATTTGACCAAACTGCGCTTTCAGCACTGTCTGTGATTGCGAGAAGTGTTGCGAACACATCTCCACCTGCTTTGTCAATTTCATCTACGACAAGTCGGCCACCAACTTCCCCGTTGCCTCGCCAAGCTCTGATGCCTGCGCCCTCAAGCCAAGTAAGCCCACCAGTTTTTTCTTGAACCCACATTCCTGTAACTTCGGCAGTTGTCATATCGTCGGTACAGGCCAAACGGTGTGCGCCACCCTGAACATCTCCAAGAGAAAGGCCAGCGTATGTCTTTCCAATTCCAGGTGCGCCATAAAGAACAACTCGGTCAATTCCGGCGTTCAACGCATCTTCAAGAACCTGCCAGCATTTTGGAAGGAGAGTATTTTTTGATTTTGTCTTTGTCATTTCTGACCCCTTTTGTAGTAGTTATTTTTATGTTAGGTATTTAGTAGAAATATGTCAAGTAGGGGTGAGTAAGTTCATACCCACCCCTACAGGATTGTTAGGAAGCTTGAGCGACGCTCTGTTGCTTCTTGGCTTTTGCTTCTGCTGACACAGGTGTTACACGAACCTGTGAGTATGGGGTAACGGTAGCGACGGTGTCGGCTACTTGTTGGTCAATCAACCCCATCTTGATTGCGCTTTCCATCAGGTCATTATCCACGACCATCTTGGTAACTTTTTTCAGGACAGTCGGCTTGACCATCTGTGAAAGAGTTTCAGCGTCAAATGACACTCGGGTTGCTTCCACGATTTTGACGATTACGCCATTTGTCGTGTAGTTGTCAATTCCGGCCTTGGCGAGTTCCTGTCGGAGTTCTGCTTCCGCGGCTTTTTTTGCTTTTGTTGCTTCTGCTTCTTGTTGTTTCAGAACCAAATAGTTCTGAACTGTCTGTTCAAGTGCCATCTTTCCTTCTTTCTGTAGTGGTTGTGATTGGCACTTGTAACCTACAGGGGACACAATGAAATGTCAAGTGTTATTCGGAAATACTTCTCCAGAGTTTGTGTGGCCTTCGGCACAAGGTTTTGGCTGTTTGTTTGCGACGGTCAGTAAACCGAACAGCTCTAAATCTAAAGCCATCAGCGAACTGTTGTCTCTCGGCATCTGACCAAACAGCTTTGATTTTTCGTTTCATACCCAATTATCGCACAGCCGGTTTGGCCAGACGCAACGGTCTCGGCCATCATACGCCACCGTCGCAACAAGAAGAAGCCCCGTTTGCTATTCCCCGGCACGGGGCTTCTGGTCGCCATCTGGCCGCTTGGCCGCGCACGAGCTGTCCGGCACGGAACTGGATTGCTTCGCTGTCGGTCAAGCAACAAATATACCCTTTGTGTCTAAGAACACATAAATATAACTTGACATTTATGCTTGTCTTTTATACATTACAAGAGTTACATAAACCAATCCCAAAGGGGGAATAATGTCCACACTCACCGAGCAGGTAAAAAACCTGTTCATCGCTACTGGGTCAGAAAGAGATGCCGATGAAAATCTGTCTCTCACCAAGGCTCTGTTCTACACAATCAACAAAGCCGGTTCTCATCGGGTTGTCTTCTCAGCAGGAGATATCTACGACGGGCTGGAAGAACTTGGCGACAAGTTCGTTCTCGGAACAAACGAAGTGGCGATTGCGATTGAAACAACTGGCTGGGCTGCTCCGATTGAAGGAAATGAAGATGAAGATGAAGATGAAATGGTTGCGCCAAGTCAGCACCCAAAGCGTCGTCGTGTTCGTCTGATGTCAATCGTAACTCGCAGTTACGAAGTTGCTAGTGCCTTGGGTTTCGCCGACGATGATGAAATCGTTACCGACTCAGGAACTGCTAGGGGTTCATTGGCAGAAGCTTTGCTTCACACGATGAAACAAATCGTTAGCAAGTCCAACTAAATAGCCGACTAAACTCGGTTCTAACAAAGCCCCATCGCCTTCGGGTGGTGGGGCTTTCGTTTGTCCCCAATCAGACGCGCTTCGTTTCCGCGATTGTCCAACGCGCTTCGCTTCCGCGATTGCCGGTCCGTCTTCCACCACCGTCGCAACAAGACTGAACCATTTGGGGCAATAGCCCCGTGGGTTTTAGATTGAACCTCTTCGGCCTGCAGCTTCTCGGCCTTCAGGCTCCCGGCCTGCAGCTTTCCGGCCTGACTAAAAAATTTCTGAATTTCTTATCATTGACACTTGACAATCACACACGGGCTATATACACTCAATGGCACATCACATACAAAAGGAGAAATTATGGGAATGGATGTATTTGGGAATAATCCCCGAAACAAAGAAGGCGAATATTTCAGAAACAATGTTTGGTGGTGGAGGCCACTCGCAGATTTCATCTTGGAGTGCTACCCCGAAATTGCAAACAAATGCGAGCATTGGCACAGCAACGACGGAGATGGTCTTGACGCTCACGACGCAAAAGAACTCGCCGAAAGATTGCAGGCCGACATTGAAAATGGCAAAGTTTCCGAATGGGAAAAAAACTATAACGAATGGCGTTCTTCGCTTCCTCGTGAAGCGTGCGAAATTTGTAATTGCACAGGCATTCGGTCTGATGAGCGTGGAGTTGAAATGGGAATGCCCGACAAAGAACTTTCTCCCGAAAACAAAATTCTTACTGGCCGCGAATACGGTTGGTGCAACAGTTGCGACGGTGTGGGAACAAAAGAAAATTGGCTTAGTTCATATCCGTTTGAAACTGACAACGTAAAAGAATTTGCCAACTTTCTCAAAAATTCAGGAGGTTTCAAAATCTGCTAGTTGCTTTTATTTCATAACCGATATACCATAACAATCAAACAGCAATCACCCAAAGGAGGCGTGATGATTACCAAGCAAGCAAAACTTGCCGCAAAACTGTGTGAATTTCGCACAGAGGCAGGACTGACACAGCAAGAAGTCGCAGACCTCGCAGGTATTGACCGTAAAACAGTCAATAGAATTGAGAACAACCGTTTCTCGCCAAGCGTGGACACAATTCTTCGTCTTTGTGTTACGTTCGCAAAAAAACCATCCGAAGTATTTGAATCGGCAGGTTTGTAAATGACCACGACAAAAACACCAGTCTCGGGGGTAGAAATTACCCCTGAGATGGCAAGCAATATTGCCAAGATTACAGAAAAAGGGCAACTTGATATGGCCACTAATTTCTTGAAAGTCTTGAAAGATAACTACTCATTGGAAGACCTCGGTGTTTTGGACGTTCTTGACGCTCTTGGTATTTGTGGTTTGTCTTTGACAATCGGCGAATGGGCTTCCTACACCTATCTCACAGAACTCGCAAAGGAGGCGTAATGGCTACTCGCTCAATTTTCGCTGAAACAACATCCGAAGGATGGCGCGGCCGGTATTGCCATTGGGACGGACACCCTGGGACAAAGATTGACCAGTTGCTTTTTCTTGTCGCCCGTGATGGCCTAGAGAAAGTCAAACAGGTTCTTCTCCACGACAACTACTCGTGGTCTTCTATTGACCCTTTCTCCGAACCCGACAGTTCAGAAACCCGCTTCAAAAATGTTGCTGGTTACGGTATCGCACATAACGATTTGACCGAAACTGAACAGTATTGGTTTCAGCAATCTGATGCCGATTTCGCTTGGACGGAATACTTGTATGTATTCGGTAATGATGGCATTCAAGTTTGGTCAGCGACTGGAGAAAATGAATGGGAAACTTCTTTGAGTAACTTCCATCCATACACTTCAAAACTGGAAACATCCAAATAGTCAGTTTCAAAAATTTCCCCTATCCGAGTAAGACGCAACTCGGGTAGGGGAATTGTTGTATCGGGAGAAAAATGTTCGTTGATAAAGAATTACTTGAAACCATCAAAGACCTTGTGGTTCAGTTGAAAGAAATTGCTGACAGAGAAAAATGGCCAGCCGCACCCCCGGCAGTATTGTTCAAAGAGAACAAAAAGGGAAGTGAGAATATGCTCACCGACCTAGATGACGACCAAGACACGCTTGAAGAATGTGCTATTAGTGCGCTCAGCAGAATAGTAAATCAGGGCATTAGAGATGTCCTGTGGGCAGGTATTCTGTGCGAAGGCTACGCACTCATTGAAGGAAAAGTGATGCGAGAGCCGGAAACGAAATCACTTGAAGAAGAATTTGGAAACAATCCGTTCACCAAAGTAACCGAAGTTGTCGCAGTTTGTATCGCTGATAACAAATTACGGAGTGAAACAATTATGTTTCCTTATAAGAGAGATGATTTCGGAAAGACCGTCATTGGCGAACCATATCTACGTTCCCAAGACCCCGAGAATTGCGACAACAGCAATCTTTCATCCTTTGAACAAATCTCTTTGAGGTTTCAAGAAGTCTTACTGGGTCTTCGTAAATCCAACTTCTGATTGCCTTCTGACCGGCACGCAGTCAGCTGCTTGCCCGCTCATCCGCCACCGTTACAACAAGATGATGCGGCTTTGTTTCAAAGCCCCGTTGGGGTTGAAATCTGCCGCAGCAGCTGCGCCGCGGCTACTTTCCGGCCCTTTCGGGCAGAAGCGGGGCTGTTGGTCTTCAGGGGGGGGGTGGAATGAATTTGCCGGCAGAACTCTCGTCGCGCTAGGGCTGGCCGAAGTCGGTTGGCCGAAGATGGCCGAAGCTGGCCACCGATTAAGAATCTTTAAAAAAAGTTGCAATTAAGTGCCTTAGACGGTATATTAAATAGAAATAAACTAATTACCTAAGGGGGTATATGAGTTATCTGGAGAAAGTGCAAACTCTTCTGGCTGCAGAGCCACAGAGACAAGAAAGAGAAGTGAAGTGGGTATGGCGTTCACAGTCGCAAGAACTTGAAACGCTTGAACACACGGGCGAGCCAGTCGGAGTCCATATCCAACTGAGAATTAGCCACGATTCCAAGCGTAAGACTTTGAAGGCCACACTCAGTAAGGCTCATTGGAAGAATTCTGATTCGCCAGGATTCTCAATTACCTTCATGAGTCCATTTGACGCTATTAACTATCCGTCATTTACTGTCGCCACGATGTCGTTGCCACGATACTCGGGGACGCAGGCCAGAATCTTTGAAGAAGTCGTGCGAAATTCTTTGGCTCAATATTGCGAAACAAGTCAGGCAGTTTCAGCCCTCGTTGATACCGCATTGACTTACCAGTAAGCAAGCAAGCCTTAGGGCTGATTACCCCTCACACGGGGTAGTCAGCCCTATTTTTTTGCCCAAGCTCAGTTGTGCCCATTGGCCTGCCGATGCTCATCCGCCGCCGTCGCTACAAGACGCAAACTTGCCGTCCCGAAGCCCCGTTATAATCAATCTATGAACCTTTACCATTGCGAAATATGCGGCCACCCGGTTGACCCGTCCCACACCAACGTTGCGCATTTAGTTACCGCATGGCTAAAGGGAGGAAGGGGCGCAGTTGTCAGGGTCGTTGAAAAACAGTACAGATATGCACATGTTGTGTGTGCTGAGTCCACTCCGAAAGCAGAGCAAGTAGAAAAGCTTTTTTAAAGCGAGAAGAGTACTAGCAGAACGCAAGCAACTGTAAAGAATTCAATCATGATGCACGCTCCGCGAGTTTAACAATTTCTTCTTTCGCGATTTGGCCAATAATATCCTGAACAGTCAGGTAGTCGGTTTGCCAAACTTTGATTTTGTAGTTAAGCCGGCCGTTGTGAAGGTCATCGAACAATTTGCTCACGCCCTTAATTGGCGGAGCTCCGTAAGGAAGATATTCATCCAAGAGAATTTCTTTGATGTCTTTCTCGGTAAAGTCTCTCGGGTCGCTGAAGTCCCCCATTTAAATCCCTTTCTTTTTTGTGTGCTGCACAATGTACATGACACCCGTCTGGATGTCAACTATTTATTTCTGCGGGAAAATTATTTCTTGACCGAGTTGGATGCCGGCTCCATAGATGCGAACGGTGTCGTCAACAGCGTTGAGAAGGTGGCCAGAACAATTAGCTTGCACGAGGTCCCAGATGGTGTCACCGTATGAAACGACAATCGGGTTGGAATTGCAGCTGTATGCATTAACACGAATCTCGTGTTGCATATATGCAAATCCGGCCAAGAAAGTCCCCAGAGCAAGAATGCCACCAGTGACAATATTGAAATGAGTTTGACGATTACGTGAGCTCATAGAACCAAGTCTACGAACTTATTTAAAAAACGCAACAGCTGCTGAGACCAAGGCGGCAGCTCGACATCCGCCACCGTCGTTACAAGACGTCCAGGTCCGGGCAATAGCCCCGTGCTAGAAAAAGAAAAACACGAGTTCAAATGGAAAGCCGAAGCGCCGTGCCGAGGAAGAAGCCTTCGCATCTGAAGCCCGACCCCGCAGTTGATGGGTTTGATGTAATAAATTAGCCTGGATTGTCACGCGTTGCGTAAATTTCATAACATTCCTGCCGCTTGACCCGAAGTGCGTTCAGGTTCAGCGGGACTATCGGTCTTCTTTGGCGGCAGCTGCCATCTCCGGCCGCAGCAGCTACAAAGGAGCTCAACCGGGTCTGGCTGTAGTCCCGCTTGATAAAGGATGTGGGACGTAACACCTGCTGGCCTGACTGGAAGTCCGCAGAACTTTCTGAATGGCCACCGGCGCAAACTGGCTCAGGAAGACAACCGAGAAGGGAGGAATAGAAACTTGACAATGTTCAAAAAGTTGGATATCATAAACGGTACAAAGAAGGGGAGGGGGTGAAAAATTGAAGGTAAAATTTGGAAGCAGCACCGTGAACATTCTCAGCCTCGTGCGAGATGGTAGACCGTGCGACATCAAAGAAACAAACGCTCAAGTCGGGAGAATGAACATTCTCGCTATCTCGGGCGGGCGAGTTCTGCCATTGAAAAATGCGCTAGGTGAAACGGTAGGCGTGGCTTATCCCGTAGACGCAAGTCGTCGGGTTGAAGTAATCCTTGACTATGACGACACTTATTCGGTTAGCCGAATTAGATATATCACCAAAGGAAGCGAAGCAAATACCGAAGTCGTGGAATATTCCGTGTCAGGCGTATATTGCGACAATGTCGGTGAAGTTGCATATTCCGCTAGTTGCTGGAAGTAACACCACAGGCAAGACCCCTAGTCCGACCCCCTTGGGCTAGGGGTCTTTCGCTGTCCCTGAACGTTTGCCGTGCCGGAAACCCGCCGTGCCGATGCCGTGCCGAACTCATCCGCCACCGTCGCTACAAGATGAAAGTCTGGAACCCAAAAGCCCCGTGAACAAAGAAAACGAAGATGCGGCACAGCTGCTGCAGCCGGATGGAAGTTCTTTCTCGGGGGGTGGAGAATTTCTTTCTTGGGACTGAAGGCAATCAAAACCGTTGAAATCCACATCACGCAAACAAAAACGCGTTTTGGTCTCAGGTTTGAGATTCAGACAGCCAGGTAACACCTTTGGCGTAGACGGGGCTCGCGCCCGAAGTGAAGGGAGACTTTCGGCTTTAGCAGCATGCTAAAGACGAAGGCTTCCCGAACGAGGGCGGTAGTAGCGGGGCTTTCGGTCTTCAACGAATATCCCGCGCAACCTAAACCAGTTCAAATGGACTTTCTTCTCGGCGGAAACCAGAACTCGGCTTCTGGCCATAGAGCGCCCATCTAAAAAAAAAGAATCAAAACGGTCATTGACTTTCAAATTCCAACCCTGTAAGTTGCTTTTATGACTCAACTTGGATTTGTAACGCAATTTGGTTATGATGTAACCTGTTTCCGTTGCGAACAAACAATAAAAGCAAAAGAATATTGTGTAAAAATTCCTGAAGAAGGAATTATGCACGTGAATCGTGATTGCGTGCAAGAAAAAAGACTAGAAGCAATGAAAATGCACCCGACTAGGAGAAGAAATGATTGAAATGCTTACCGTCGCTGTGGTGCTCATCATTCTCATCTGTCTCTGACGCTCATCCGCCGCCGTCAGCACAAGATGCAAGCCGGCTTTTCAAAAGCCCCGTAAAAAGAAAATATCAAACTAGCCGCTGCTGCAGCACGTTCCGGCACGTTGAACGCAACAGGGTCAGAATCAAATTGATTGAATATTTTTCAAAAATCAGATAAAATTCAAATACCTCAAAGGGGGGAAAATGACTGAAAATAATTATCGGACAGCAAAAACCATACTCATTACTGTCGTAATCACGGTTGCGTCAGTGTTTGCGTTTTCTTTTTTGCGTAATCAGCACGAGAAAGATACCCAGTTTTTCTGTACTGGCGCACCTATCCAAATTACCGAAGGCGACACCCTTTACTGGATTGCCCGTATGAACTGTGACGGCAATTTTATGGAAGCGGTGGACAAATTGGTGAAACTCTACGGAACTTCACTGACTATCGGAGATACTATTTACCTGCCAACTCATAACAGTTGCGAGTTGCGTCTCACTGACGGTGGTCAGGTAATTGAGCAATGCGGGTAATGACCTAAGGTTTTTACAGCAATGTGGCTACTCAGCAGGTCTGATGTTGTCGCACTTATTCAAACCAGGAACCAAGAACCGTCTTGATACACTTCGGTAGATGACAACCTTTCCAAAATCTCCAGTCACCGAATGTTCCGCTTGTGGCGGGGCTTTTGAGGACATGGAGTATTGGGGTCAGCCGGAGAACGGATGGTCTATCCCATGGGAGCTGTTGGGCGGTTACGGAGGGTTCACGGACGAACTCGGGCCAGCGTTTGAAGGAAGGCCAAGCAAAACATGGGAAATGTGCCATGACTGCGTTGTAAAAATGTTGAAACTTTTTCCTCGCCTCGCAAATGACATTGGAAAAGGAAACCATCCGTGCAAAGATGCGGTTCCGTGTTGCGAATGGGCGTGGAAGTCTGAAGACGGAGTGATATTTATCGTCGTGGACGGTGAGTGGGTTCTTGCGCCGAGTGAACATCCGCCACCGTCACCGTAACGCGCTTCTTCGAGCCAGAGCCATAGCCCCGTGGTTTAAAAATAAAGTTTGCTGCCGCTGGCCGGCCAAATTCAAAAACCTCACGCATGGTGTTTGACAAACAAATAAAAATGATGTACTTTGACAGGCGTAAAGGGGGAAACATGATTGAGTTTCTGACAGTTCTGACAGTTCTTCTTATTTTAGTAGCGCTATAAAAGGCGCGCATTGCTTATAGAATAAATGGATGGAATCTCGTCTCTCGTTATCTGACGACCATCTCGTCTTTGATTTCCCGTACGACCAGAATCAGGTTACCGAAATCAAAAAAATCCAAGGGGCGAAGTGGGACAAAGTATCCCGCGTTTGGAGGGTCCCAATCAGCAGTATTCAACCAGCACGGGACTTCGCACGAGGACACCAGTTTAATATTGACCCGGATGTGCTTCGCTTCGACGTGCCCAAGCAGCTCGGTGACAGCAACAGCCCGAGTGTTACAAAAAAGGGCGAATGGTTGTTCCTTAGGTTTAGTTACGACCCGGTCAAAGTCCGAGCCGTCAAGCTAATCCCCGGCATCACATGGGACACCAAGGAGAAAAGCTGGAGAGCCCCGTTGACATCCATCTCGCAAACCATCTCATGGGGAGAAACATTCGGATTACACATCCCACCTTCAGTCATTGCCGAGGGTGAACTCGTCAAATCAGCACGAGAAGAGACAATCAAAGCATCAAAAGCAAAAGACGCAGAACTGGAAATACCGACTCTTGTTGGGAACCTTTTGGCTTACCAAAAAGCTGGCATAGTTTACGCAACCACTGCAAAAAAATGTTTTATTGCCGACGACATGGGTCTTGGGAAGACGGTCCAAGCCATCGGAACACTCGAACACACACATGCATTCCCCGCAGTTGTTGTTTGCCCAGCGGGACTGGTGTTGAACTGGCGAGACGAAGCAAACAAATGGCTGCCGCACCGCCGTGTTGCCGTGGTTACAAATCGTTCCGAGTTTCCCGAAGAAGGGAGTTTTGACATCCTTGTTGTTGGATACCCGAACATCACCCATTGGAATAAATTGCTGACGGGATACAAGGGTTATGTGTTTGATGAATCCCATTATGCGAAGTCCCCCACAGCTCAAAGAACCAAAGCATCAATCAAGATGGCTAGGTCTGCCGGAGCCGACGCGATAGTTCTCTGTTTGACTGGTACACCCATAACCAACCGTCCCGCCGAGTACGCATCCCAGCTTGACATTCTTGGACAACTAAACCGTTTCGGTGGACTTTGGGGGTTCTATCGGAGATACTGCGGAGCATTTCGTGACAGATATGGCCAATGGCATATTGAAGGTTCAAGTAATTTGGATGAGCTAAACGAGACACTTCGTTCAGTTTGTTACATAAGAAGAACCAAAGAGCAAGTTCTTGATGAGTTGCCACCCGTAAGACATTCACGACTGGTTGTCAGCGGAAGCACTTCGGGGATGAAAGAATATAAAGAAGCCTGCGATGACATTATTGCTTACATTGTCGCACGGGCAGAACAGATAGCTCGAGAAATTGGCGAATCACCTCGGTCAGCAGCGGTGAGAGCAAAAATTAAAGCCGAATCAAACGAACACCTGGTTCGCATATCCGTGCTTCGCAAACTTGCAGCTAAAGCGAAAATGGAATCTGTTTTTGAATGGATAAATCAAAAAATTGGCGCTGGAGAAAAAGTTGTAGTAGCGGCACACCACAGAGAAATTGTTGATGCGATTGCAAATCAATACTGCGGGCTAAAAATACAAGGAGGTATGAGCGTTGAAGAAGTTCAAGAAGCAAAATACAAGTTTCAAAATGGCACCATAGACGAATCGCCCGTTATTTCTTTGTCAATCCAGGCCGCAAAGACCGGGCACACACTGACCGCATCTCAGGAAGTTCTCTTCGTGGAATTACCATGGTCACCAGCAGACGTAGACCAAACTTATAGTCGCTGCCACCGTCTTGGTCAAAAAGGCTCTGTAATGGCCACCTATATTTTAGCTTCAGGGACAATCGATGAAGATATTTTCGACCTCATTGAATCAAAAAGAACCGTTGTTGACGCCGCAACCGAGGGGGCATCCGAAGATGGGGCCGACGCAAGCACCCAACAGCTGGTTCTCAATTTCCTAAAAGTTGGCCTTGCTTAAACGTTTAGATATTGGTAAGATAAGAATATGAACAAGCGTGAACTACTTGATGATTTGGACCTGATGATAGCCAATGGTCTTATTGAAATTGTTTCAGGTTTCGGAGAAGATGCTAAATATTCGTTAACCGAAAAAGGCAAAGAATACGCTAATCGGCTTTCCGATGAACCCAGTAAATAGAAAACAAGCACCACAGCAGACAGTTGTATCAATATCCAGATATGGCCAATGGGGCAAAGTTGAATATGCTCATAAGCTTGATTGTGGCCACACAGAAATACGTAAAAGGGCTACACGAGCTCCCAAAATAGCGTGCGAGCAATGTGTTAAAGCAAATACAGCCAAACAAATGCTTTCAACTTTTGTGCCAGCACCACGAATTGATGATGACCTGACGTGGCAAGACGAGATTGCTTCCTCCATAGCAAAAGTAGAGCAAGATGTCGGTCGCCTAAGAGCACGGCTTGCTTCCAGGTTTGGTATTGGCCCGGAATCAATTGATGTAATCACCGAAGAGACCATCGCCGGAACAGAAATTTCGTATGTGTTGATTGTCCTCGATGCAGCGCAAGCAGCTTATTTAAGCGATAGCCAAAATCAGTAACGGGGCTTGCGCGAGTCCGAAGCGACTGCATAGCCGTTTTCGAGTGGCACACTCGAAAGAGGCTATGCTGCTGCGTAGGACGAGCGGGGCTAAAGAGCACCAGATTTGCCGGCTTAAATATGGACTATTTGCTATATTGCCAATATCGGCTAAAATGTGAGTAGGTTTCACGCTCAAGCGTCGGTAGCTCAATCGGATAGAGCAACAGACTTCTAATCTGTAGGTTGCAGGTTCGATTCCTGCCCGACGCGCAAATCAATGTTGAATAACATAGAATGGAAATCATGAAGAGACTTCACCCTAGACATGTTTTTCGTTTATACAGAATGAATCTCTTGTGGGGCGACAACATGCTTGAAGCTTTGTATTGGGCATTGCGCGGCAAGGCATTTACCGCATCTTTTCAGGGGCGCCTTGTGGAGCATCAGATAACTCAACGCGATATTGAAGACGAATAGGGCAGGCAATAAAATGAACGAGCTACAACTACAAATAGAGGAACTAAAGAAGAAGATAGTTCCGGAATACTGGAAGTCAATAGATGTCGATGAAGGCTGGTATCAGCTCGTCATAGACTGTGACAAGGAATTAACTGGAGTAGACCCGAACTATCAGATTTATCAAGTTAAAGAAAAGTTTGGTGGTCTTCGGTACTACGCAAGACCATCGAATCTTGATGACAAACACACCCTGATGCGAATCGGCGATATCATCTCTAAGTATGAAGACATTGCGTGGAAGACATGCAGTGCAACAGGTGGTCCTGGTGTATTAATGAAATCTATTGGTGGTTGGCTTAAGACATTGAACCCCGAATACGCTGCTAGTACACTTCATTATGCTAAATATTCAGTAATAGCCAATGGCGGGCAATCTGTTTTCCGCTATAAGGATTCATCTAATAATCAATAAAAAACACAGCGAAAAGGCTTAGGTGCTTCGGTTGAAAACTTTATGGCCAGTCTTTACTATTGCGATTGTGGCAACAGTCATTCTTTTTATAGCATTTGTGTTTGTTACCCGTGTGTTTTTTTGGTTCCTGGGCGACATACTTAGACAGGTGGAATTAAAACTAAGAAAGGATACGCGCATAATATGAAAGCCAAACGAAGGCCATATATTTTGAACGTAAATGAGTTTCAAATGAAGGAGCTGATGGGGCTCGTAAAGCAAAAACGCCAAGAGCTTCATTCTGAACGCAATGAAACAGGTGAAAAAAACACTATTCGGGTGGCAAAACTTCAAGGGCTAGAAAAAGCTCTTGAGAGAGCTGTTTATTTTTACAATAAACACACCGAAAAGCCGTCTTCCAAAAATGACGAAGAAGATGCTTGGTGGCAAGCAATTAAATAAAACTTGCAAAATACCGCTCAGGTGGTTATCATTTGGTTAATGAATAGCCCCAAGCACACCATTATTTCATCCGCTGGTGATGTTGACTTTTTCCGCCTACACGCAGACTTTGTAAATGATGGAATTGTTGTTCTTCGTGGGGCCAACATAGAAGCAGACCAACAATCCGCCATTATGTGCAATCTTGGAGATTTGGTCGGATGGTTCCCAAACAAAACATCAACGAGGGTTTTCCCTTACGATGAAAATCATAAGCATACGATTGAAATGCAAAAAGAAAAACAGCCTGATACATCACTGGGTATTGACAAAGAGCACATTTTGGTTGCATGGCATTATGAACACCTTGGTTACCCGAATCCAGCTATTGGGGCGTCGTGGAATATGAGGGTTTTTAACTGCAGTGAAGATTGTGGGAAAACTTTGTTTATTGATGCAGGCAAAGTCTTTGACCTGCTTACACCAGACGAACTAAAGTTTTTTGAAACTTGTTTGTTTTCCGAAAAGGTTGATATACCCAAAAAATATCCACCTATTTTGGTTTGTCCCACAACAAGACATAAAACCACCGGAAGGCGAATGGTTAGAATTTCACCCGCTGTTGACTACCAATCATTTCTTAATCTGGAGTTGGTAAAAGGCCGGAAACCAACTACGGATGAAAGAGATTTTTTTTCTCAGATTTATATGCGGCTTGCCAATTCAATCAAAAACGATATTTCGTTGCGGATAGAGCACAAATGGAAACAATTTGATTTGGCAATTGTTGATTTGTCGCGTTTCTATCATGCTGTAACTGGCGGTTTTACAGCAGATGAAAGAAACTTTTATGGTGTTTGGGCATTTGAACGCCCTGGTGATTCTCTAGGATTGAGTTTGTGAGAAGCTTTGGGAGTCTTTTTTCTGGCGGTGGCGGGTTTGACTATGGACTCGAATCCGCTGGATGGAATTGTAAATTCCAGGTGGAATGGGATTCAAACTGTCGTGCGGTTTTGGATAACAGGTGGCCAGAAGTTGATAAGTGGTGCAATGTTGAAGACGTTAATGGTAAATTTTTGCACCCAGTTGATGTTATTGCTTTTGGTTCTCCGTGTCAGGATTTGTCTAATGCCGGTCAAAGAAAAGGCCTCTCTGGTTCAAGGTCATCATTGTTTTTCGAAGCAATAAGAATAATCAAGGAGATGCAATATGCAACAGCAAATGAATTTCCAAAGTTGGTCATCTGGGAGAACGTCGCAGGAGCGCTCAGTAGCAACAACGGTGCCGACTTTGAGGAAGTCCTCCGGCAAATGGCTGAATTGGGGGCAAATCACATTGAATGGGCCATCCTCAACGCAGAGCACTTTGGAGTGCCCCAATCAAGGCGCAGAGTCTTTGTCGTCGCTCGTCTTGATGAAGAATGTTCCGGAACGATATTTCCTCTCAAAGCGCGCAGCTGAGGGAGTAATTCGGAGAGCTCAAGGTTGCAATCTTGCGCCCGAAATAGAGGCGTGCTGTCGCGCAATTATTGAAGACAGAGAATACAGGCCTGATGTTTTTCCATTTTTGATTATGGACATTATGCGAGTAGGGGATGTACGCACCTCGGATAGGGTTTTCCCTTGCCTTGTCGCTCGTATGGGTACTGGCGGGAATAACGTTCCACTTGTAACTGTAGTAATTGACGGACTTGCGAGAATCAGAAAGCTGATGCCCATTGAGGTAGAAAGAGTTATGGGCTGGCCTGATGATTCAACGAGGTATAGAAAAGATGGTTCCGAAGTGTCAGACACCCAGAGATACAAAATGCTTGGCAATGGGGTTGTTTCCCCTGTTGCCAAATGGATTGCAGAACAAATCGATATTTGTTGTCCAGTAAAAGACCTTTAGTTCAAAAGTTCTTCTTCTTGTTGCATTGTGAATGCACGAGTACCTGGCCCAATTGGGTTAACAGATGTGATGTGGAATTCGTGAATAAGAAGGTTTCTCACAAGCAAATGAAGAGGGTAAGAACGAGCATCTCGTACATGCTTTTTTCTGAACTCGGCAGCAAAAGCAAATGCGCGTTTCTGTAGGCCAGGGGTAACGATGTTTTCCTGGATGCATTCCTTTACACCATTCCAGCCACCCCGAGAGTATTGAAGAATTCGTTTATCAAGGTCGTATTCTGACCACCAGCGTCTCTGGGCTTCGATATGTGGGAAGCATTCGTAAAGCCGGTCATAAAAATCTGGTTCAGTGGCGACAACATCGCCCAGCCTGCGTATTGCTACTGCATGTAGAGGAATACCTACTCGGGTATTGCTTCCGCTCAGAGCAGCCAAGTCATAATATTCACAATATTCAGCGTTGTGTTCTTCGCTTATAAATTTAAGTACATCGTTTGTTTCCCAGTCATAGATTACTTTTGCAAAACGAAGGGGCATATTTTTTTTCATTTTGTACGGGATAACAATGTAGTTTTCATGCAATTTTTGCACACAAGAACGATATCTAATCATTGATTCGTTTGCGCGAACTCCTGTTATGAAAGCAACGCGTCCCTTTTTACCCTGCATGGTGTAATAGTCAACAGATTGTGGCAGAGCCTGATTTGGGTCAAGTCCAAAGCTTTCCGCCCGAATAGCCCATGGGGGCATTTGTCTTACTAGTCTGTTTTCTTTTGCGCGATATGGGGACCAGAGTAAACAATATTCTCTTCTACCAAGAACCCACACTTCTTGCCCCATTGGTAAGCAATACCATTCCATGTCAACCCAGTCGTAATTGCGAACTTTGTTTACGAACTCGACAACTGAAGGACTTACCATTTCTTCGTCGCGGAAAATTACTTTTACTGGCCCGAGACCACGTTCTTCATGTATTTCTTTTGCAAGATAAAGAACAGCAGTTGAATCTTTACCACCAGAAAATTGCACGCAAACAGTGTCAAACGTGTCGTAGACGTGACGCATTCTTTGTCGAGCTGCATCAACACAATTCATGTCAAGAAATAGGCGCTGTCTAGTCATATTGTAAGGTTACCTGCACTAATCAAATTAAGTAAAACGGGGGGTGGTCTTAATTCCAAGACCACCCCCCGACGGGGTAATTAAAGGAGCACCCTTGTGCTACCCCTGTAGGCGTGAGAAAATGGTTTTCACTCATCCGGTCGAAGAATTAAACCAAACGCCTGCACAGATTCTACATACATGACTCAGCCTGATAGAGTTATTCCATGGCACATGAGCTTGAAATTAATGGCGGCAAAGCAAGAATGGCTTACGCATCTGGTCCAACTAGAAGCGTCCCCTGGCATCGTCTTGGAACCCCAATGAAAGGGCTTCAGACAATGGAGGCAATGTTGACGGCTGCAAATGCTGATTTTGACGTAGTCTTATCAAAAGTAGCTGCTATTGATTCCGATGGAAATCTTCTAAAAAATTCAGATGGTTCGATTGTCATTATTGACGACAGTCGCGCAACACTACGCCAAAACGATGATGGAAGTTTTCAGGCATTGGCAACCGTTGGCACGCGCTACGAAGTACGCCAAAATAAAGAAGTTCTTGAGCGCGCCCTTGCGGTTGTTGGAGCATCAAGTGGAGATGCAGTAATGGACACAGTGGGCATTTTGAAGGAAGGTAAGAGATTTTTTGCCACTATCGAGCTTGATTCTCTAGTACTTGACCCGGCTGGGGTTAATGACAAAATTGCTAGATACCTTGTAGTCAGTAGTGGACATGATGGTGTCTGGCCAATACGTTATGCGAATACGGATGTAAGAGCCGTTTGCAATAACACCGTAGTAATGGGGCTAAAGAGTGCTCAACGTGTTTTTACTGCGCGACATACTCGCAACGTTGACTCAGTTATTGAAGATGCACAGACTGTTTTAGAAATCTCTACAGCTTGGGGAAAGGCTTTTTCCCACGAAGCAGAAAAAATGTTGTCAATCAATATTCCAAACGGGAGCATTAAAATTGATAGCATCCTAAACAAGGTTTTCCCTGTTGAACCTGGAGAAACATCTAGGCAAAGAAAGAACCGAGAAGATGTCAATTCATTAGTTCGTGCTCTTTACAAAAACGAGAAAAATGCCGGTAGCTATGGTTTTAATGGCTGGTCATTGTATAACGCAATTGTTGAATATATTGACCACTACCGCTCAGAGGACCCATTAGTCGGAGCCATGGCAGCGATGGATGAAAATTCTCTTAATACACAAAAAAAGATTCTTGCTCACAGAGCAGTGGTATTATGAACTATGGCCAATCACGGGAATACACCAGACTGGGATGATGAAGAATTTAGTTCGTCTGGAAATGACGAGCCAATTTTTATAGATGATGATGACTATCCCGATGATTCATATAATTTAAGCGACATCAAAAAACATATTTTTCAAGAAAAAGTCATTAATAGTTTTGTCGAAGAAGCATATGCTTTTACAGGGCGAGAAGCAATAGCTGAGATACTTTCTTCATTGGAAAGAAAGATGGGATGGAAATTAGAAATAGTTGCTACCCGTGGAAGTATTGATAACGCCCTGCTTGCAGAAAACAGTACTTTTGACGAAGATGCTTGGATACGTTTTTTGATGTCAAAAGATTACGAAATAATGACCTACCGAATTGCATATGAGAGCGAGCTTGCTGTGGATAACTTTATGGAATCCAGCTATCGCCCCACATCGCTCAAAACAAAGATGCGCAGATATATCAAAGCAAAAGTTTGGAATCTTTTCCAAAATATTTAATTTCATAGTTGACTTTGAGACCCCAGACGGATAGTTTGTACGAACGCAAACAAGTAGGGGGCTTATGAGTATTTTTGATAGTCAAGAGTCAATTCCTCCAGCGCCACGACTTAGGGCCGCATGCAAGGGATTGCCAAGTGATTGGTGGTTCCCAGAATTTCCCCCAACCAAGGAAACTCAAGAGAATCAAAACAAGGCGTATGCAATCTGTAAAACCTGTATTGATAGAGAACCTTGCGCTGACTATGGAATTGAAAATCCAAGAATTTTAGGAATTTGGGGCGGTTTGTCTTGGAGAACAAGAAGAGACATGAGAGTTGTTCGTGAAAGACAAAAAGCAAAACAGCAAGCCAAAGTTTTATTGACTAAGAAGAATACGTAATGAGTCAATCTCGCGCCGTTGCCGATTTTCTCCAAAGACTTGATGGGGTTAAGACTGCTGGGCCAAATCAATGGTCCGCTCGTTGCCCGTGCAGAAACGACGATGAGAACCCGTCCCTCAGTATTGCTGAATCAACCAAGACAGGTGACGTTCTTGTTACTTGCCATAGGGGCAATGGTTGCGATACAGCACAAATCTGTGAGGCTATGGGTATCAATCAATCTCAACTCTTTGAACAATCAGCGACCCGGATTCCAACCTTTCGTGAACACGTGGAAAAGAAACAGCCGGTTGTGCAGCCTAAAAAGAAAACCTCGCGCAAGCTGGTCAAGGTTTACAAGTTCAGAGATGAAGAGGGAAATCTTTCTTACGAGAAGCTCCGCTACGTAGACGAAGATGGAAAAAAATCATTTGGTCATCGCAGACCAGACCCAGACATGCCAGGTGAATACATTTACGATGCAAAGGGCATCAAAAAACTTCTTTATAGGCTTCCTGAAGTTTTGGAAGCGATTGCCAACAGGGACCCTATTTGGCTCGTTGAGGGTGAAAAAGATGTTGACACTCTTGTAGAAAAATATGGAGTTTGCGCGACGACAATGTCTAGTGGTGCTGGCCATTGGGAATCTGAGTATTCACAAATTCTTTCTTGCGCAAGCGTGTTGGAAATTATTGCTGACAATGACGAGTCTGGAAAAACACATGCCGCAAACGTAGCCGCTCAAGTAAGGGCGATGGGTGGGATTGTTAATGTTTGGGTTTCTCCGCATGGGAAAGATATTACAGACCACATCGAAGCGGGTTACCAACCTGATGAACTTGCAGAGTTGAATTACCAGCTCCCAGAACAAGACGAACAGATGCTTTCCGACGATGAAGAATCGCCCGGAGAAAGAATCATTGAGCTGGTTACGTCGGTGGTTGCTAATAGCGATTTGAGCCTTGAACAAATGGTTAATCGCGTTGAGATTATGCTTGGTTCGCTTTCAACGAAATCAGATAACGACACTGGAAGACTTTATGATTGGCAAAAATTTCTCAATGATTACAAAGACAGGGGATATGAATGGATTATTCCAGGCTTACTTGAAAAACAGGAACGAGTAATTGTTGTAGCTGCTGAGGGTGTTGGAAAAACAATGCTTGCGAGACAGGTAGCAATTTGTTCAGCAGCTGGTATTCATCCATTTACGTTTCAGAACATGGAACCAATCACCACTTTGATGATTGACCTTGAAAACCCAGAAAGGATTATTCAGAGGACATCTAACAACATCATGAAGGAAGCTGTAAGGATGTCAAAGCTTAAGAAAATTAACGCCCATTTGTACATACAGCCAGCAGGTCTTGATTTGACCAGTGGGCGAGACAGATTGATTGTTGAAAGATTGTGCGAGCAGATAAAACCTCAGTTGATTGTGCTTGGACCCCTGTATAAGGCGTATGTGGATAACGGAAGACAGACAAGCGAAGCTCTTGCTGTTGAGGTGGCCAAATTCTTGGACAGAATCAGAGACGTATATGGGTGCGCTCTTTGGCTTGAGCACCACGCTCCTCTTGGTTCAACAACTTCAAGTCGCGAACTTCGCCCGTTTGGTTCTTCCGTGTGGTCGCGTTGGCCAGAATTTGGCATATCTCTCACGCCAGACCCATTGGCTTTGGATGGGTATGTTTATCAAGTTAATCATTTCCGTGGGGCGCGTGATAAACGTGCTTGGCCAATACGTATGAAGCGTGCTGTGCGTTTTCCTTTCGAGACCTTGGAATTCATGAAAATGGACTAATCTATATATATGTCTGGTACACAAAAACCGCTTACGAGAGAGTTCTTAGCAGAGCGAGACGTCAGAATATTCAAGATGAGGCAAGCTGGTGTTGGTATTGGGGAGATAGCCAGAAGATTCAATGTCTCGTCTGGAACGGTCGGAACAGCCGTCAGAAGGCAGTTAGAGAAGCTGAATAAAGAAGCCTTAATGGCTTATCCAGAAGTTCTGCGCATGGAATTGGAGCGACTAGATGCGCTACAGACAGCAATTTGGCCACTTACTCAACCACGTAAACAGACTTTAGATGATGGAACTGAAATCATTGCTGAACCAGATTTAAAAGCCATCCAGCAAGTATTGTTGATTATGGATAGACGTTCAAAACTGCTTGGTATGGAGCAGAACAATCTCAATATCCAGATGGATGTGGGTTCTTCGACACCTATTAGGGCGACGCTTCATGGGGCAATACCAACTACTGCGGCTGAGCAATTTAGTCCTGAAGCCGAGGCTAAAAAACTATTGGCCCTAATGGGTTCTTCTGGCGTTATTTCAAGAGAATACGTAGACAAGATATTAGATAAGATTCCCGAGTTAGACCCAATCATTGACGCAGAAATCATCGACACGGAGAGTTATAGTGACCGAGATTGACATTATGGAATGGTTGGAAAATCGTGTTCCAGCATCTACTGTTGACATAAGAATGAATACAATGGCCATGAATGAGATAGACCGTTTACGGAAGCGAGTATCCGAACTTGAAAGACAACTTGATAAACACATTCGCAAAGATGAAGGAATCATTAGCGCATATGAATGAAGAAAATATTGGGGATACTGACAACCTGAAATCGGCTATGTCAAAAGTTGCGGAAAACACGAACATGGGCAGACGTGCGAACACCGGCTCAAAACCTGGTGAGCCAGCTCAAAAACA